GTAGACCGCTGTGCTAAAAAAACCGCTTCGTCTTTATCCTTCTTCTGAATATTGCACCGTCTACACGCAGCAACGCAATTGTCCAACGAATCTTCGCCACCCTTGACCTTTGCAATGCGATGATCGACCTCATTAGCCACGTCACCACAATAAGTGCAGGTGTAACCATCACGGCGTAGTACCTGTAATCTCAGCTTCTTCCAATGGGCAGTAGCACGATAAGGCTTTAGTGCCATCCGTATTTCTCCCAATGTTTATAGGCTTTACACGCATTGCCGTATCGATGCTTGACATATATCAAGTGTGCATCGATCTGCTCATAAGGGTTAAGTGTGCCATACCATTTAGATCTCATCTGACCTAATCCATAATGGCTTCCATTTCTGGCTTTGTAGTTCCATCTAGATTCTTCATAAATCAGCCAGTTGTAACATTCAAACTCATTCCAGTTGAGTTTGTTATATGCATAAAGCTTTACATTCATAACGTGAAATGGCTTTTGATTTGCAGTTGCTTTTATTGATCCGGCGCAGCTTAGTGCAATTGCCAGTCCAGCAATAAACAGACCTCGCCCCAATGCTGGACGGCGAAGCAAGCTGCTTATCAGGCTTGCTAGCCGTGTCAGCATACTGGCTCTGTCAAGTCTTAAAATAAAACCGCAGGTCAGCGCGGTGTGTCGCATTCTTCGCAGTAATTTCTGTTGCCATAAATCCATAAACCACAACCTTTGCATCGGTGGATGAGTTTCGGTTCAGTAGCCATTGGCTTTCAATAAATACACAAGATCTTCTAATCGGAGTACCGCTACCCAATCATCGATAGCGGCTTCTCCTTGACCGTTTAGGCGCATGACGGCTACGCCTAGTCCCCCGGTCTTGCGGTCTTTCAGCTGCTGCATACAGGATTTGGGATCAAACTTTGACCGGGCCTTGACTTCAATATCTAATCCGTCAATGCCTTGAATGTCTGATCCTGCTGCACCTGATCCGACCTGATGGGCATGTTCCCATCCATGATCACGCAGATATTGTGCTAATATCCGCTCGGTTTCGCGTCCTCGTACTTTACGCGATCTATTCACTTAGTTAGTCCTCACGTGACATGTGCGGCATTCGCAAGGCTTAGCTGCCCCCGCAGTAATAGGCTCATTGCAATTGTCGCACACGTCCATCGATCTTTCTAGGATTAACATTTCATCACCCCGCAATCGTGGCTTCATCTTCTGGTCTAAAGTTCCATCGACCAGATGGATCTAAAACCATCCATATTGGCTGGCAATGCTCAGATTTGCGTTTATATGGCAACGGACACATCCAGCCACGATAGGCACCTTTTTTGCCCGTGCCTTCTCGGAGTGTGCGCACACCGTGCGCACAATTAGGCACAATCTCAGCTTTAACGCCATTCATAACATTTTCAATCGCTTCATCGAGCGTTAGAACATCTGCCGGCGGTTGGATAGTTGTGTCCCAAACAATTTGTGCGGCCGGGTTGTTCTCTTGTATGAAATCCTTTTGAGCTTCTGTCCGGACACGTATGGGTGCAGGCTGCTCTTTAGCGTCGTTAACCTTAGCCATTTCCAGACTACTTGCTCGCTTTCCCTTAGCAGATAATCCGAGGTTCGCCAAGGCTCGTCCAATTGCAGAAGTCTCACAATTTTCAAACCAAAAATCACGGTCAACGCCACGATCTTTCCTAGCACCACGCGCATAACCAATAGCGGAAGCAGCAGTATCAACGTGAGTCCGATAAGCAACCGCTTTAAATATGACAATTCCTTTTTCATCATCATTTGTAATCAACTCCGTTAAGATCGCGCCGTCCGGATAGGTTTCATAAAACTTATGGATGCGCGTGTCCACATCTTCGTAATCATTCAAATTGAACATCTAATTCCTGCTTCCCTTGTGCATATTCGATTTGTTCATGAAGTGTCCAAGTTTTGTCGTTCCATTCTTGGACGTAATTAGTGCAAGGCTGGCAGTAATGTCTGACAATCACTTTGTTATTGCGTTTGCTGGTGATTTGCCAGACCGCTTGCGTTTGACCGCGCCAATGACTGACGCCCCATTGCATCTTGCAATAATCGCACCATTGGCCTTTGGGCGATCTAGAAAGCATCCAAATCGTTCCAATCTTTGACCGCGAGTTCGCCGGCGATAGCGAAATAAGCGACTGCATCCAGCCAAGAATCGTGAACGTTTCGAGTCTCCATGATTCGTGCGAGCTTGACCAAAGCCATACAGATTGCAACGTCTGACGGATCGATTTCTCGTTCCAAGAAATCTGACCAAAGCTTTGCCGTTCGGAGCATAGTGAGGTCGTAATGACCATGCGTTGCCCCTCTTTCAGCAATCGTGTCTGCCGCATCAGTCAATAAATCTTTCGCTCGCCACGATTTTGCCGCGGGTGAACCCTTTTGCGTACCCATTTTGATAGCCCCTTTGATAGATTGAATCAATTGCAATATAGATAAATAAACCAAGAAAACCAATGCCAATGCAGATCATGACGATTTGCTCAGCTGTAAAATTATTCGACATCTGCACTCACCCCATGAACATCAAGGAAATAAGCAGCCAAAACCTCACGGCTTAATCTGCCGCGCTCTTGGCTAATGCCTAATTTGGATTTTGCATATTGTCTAATGAAACTGGCTTTCACGTAGACTTTACCGTCCGTATATGCACCGGACTTACGATCGAATCGTATTGTGCCCATGAATATCCCCTTTCAAATAGGATTTCAAATCCTATTTTGAAGGGTTAAATGCTATTTTGTCAACGACACGCCGTTAGCCAAATCGTTTTCCTTCAACGATAAAGCTGCCATCACGCTCGACTGGAATTGCCACCGGTTGCACACGCTTACGATCGATATAAATAATCCCAAATCCTTTTTGCCAATTCATTGTCCCCTTGGTGTAATAAGCTTGGGTTTCATCCATCAAATGACCAACTTCAAAGCCTGTCAGAATACCTGTTAAAACGCCCCCAGAAGCCGTTGTAAAGGACGAAATCCCCTGCCTATGGGTATGACCACACACCACACTCTTTCCGTGCCTCTTAGCGGCTTCTAAGGCCGTTAAACCGCCATGTGGTTTGGTGCTTTGCTCGTCCCCATGCACCATTACCCAATTGTCGTGGAATTGGTAGGGCTTGTGATGGTACGTGATGCCTAATTCGTCTAGCCGTAAGAATCGCTCAATCGTCAATTCGGGCAGACCGATTAAACCCGGTAGCCGTTTGCTTAGTGAGTTGTAGAGTCGGGCTGAATGGTTTGATCTACTGAGATGTTGAACTTGCAATTCGGATAAGACTTCGACAGTTGCATCACGGTCTCTGCCAATACTGCCAGACCACTCATCTCGACCGGATGACCATCGGCTAATTGTTTGGAAGTCGATTTCATCGCCCACGCATAAAACGTCATCAGGCTTGTATTTTCTGATGAATTGGGCGACATTCTTGACTGCTTTCTTATCGTGAAACGGAACTTGGAGATCTGAAATAACAACGATTCGCTTAATCGTCCTCGTCCTCATCCTCGTACGGTGATTGATCCGGGTTTGGAATTATCCAATCGGGCAAGCGCATCTGTTCCTCGATATACCACCTGGCTCGATCTTCACCATATCCGGCGCGTACCAAAGCTTCATAACATTCGACAATTTGAGCAGCCCAAATGTCGATTGGTTTTAACGGCTCACCAGTACGGCGCGCAGTAGCTTCTTTTCGCTTACGTTTAGCGGCGAGTTCGCTTTTTGTTGGTTTTCTTGCGCTCATTAGTCAGCAATTCTAAGACCATTGATTCAAGTTTATCGATGCGCGACACGATGTTCGAAGCTTCCAAAATACCCGGCACCTCATGCCGAATAATGTATCGAAGCCCGCCGACAATCAGCGCGCAACAAGATAAGATGGCAGCGACAAACCCTGCCCATTCTGCTGGACTCATCGCCGACCGAAAGCCGTATCGTTAGGATTTAAGTATCGAAGGATGACTGGCAGACTCGCGGCCAGAGCGGCATTCACAATTGCATTGGCATCCCAGCCCACGGCTAGGTATGTCGCTATTCCCGCTGCTAGGAAGCTTCGTGCCCAGCTTGCTGCTATCGCTTTTAGTTCTTCCATCTTCGTCTCCAGTCAATATGGGCAGATAGAACATACTGCCGTCGTTATCGCCCAATTTTGTAAAGCTAATGTGAATGTGTTTCTTGTGTGGGTTTATTCCTTTGTATTTTCTCCATCGGTAATTCCCGACCCAAGATGCAATTCGCTCGTTAAAGATAATGTAAGAAATTCGCTTATCAGTTCTGGCAAGTAGTCGAAGCTGATTAGCAAAGTCGAACGCCGCGGATTTATCGGATTTAAGGTCAGCGTCAATGTCGAGGGCACGTACAATCCCTTTTTCATCAGGATTATGGTCAGATTTAGGACTATGCGCCTTATGTCCAGGTGACGCCGCGGCACCATCCGAAGCTCTATCTCTATCGGGGAACGCATCGTCTATCTGTTCCCTGAGTTGCTGTCCGGCTTTACAGAGTTTAGGCATCAGGTGGTGTAGGAAAAATTATGTCGAGAGGATTTGTGACCGATAACGGTAAATCGCGCAACGCTTGGCGATATGCTGCCCAAGCAGTCTTATCCCAAGAAGCATCTTCAACCATTCGCCAATCTGAATCTTTGAGTAAATCATCTCTATAAAGTCTGATGCGTTCCCAACGCCATTCATCAGGAATATCAGGTGTATTTATCCAAGCTATTTTCTGTGCGTGAATTATCGGGTTCATCTTATGCCTTCCTATAAAATACTGACCAAAAAAAGCCATCGCCATCAGCAAAAGTAATTGGCACAGTTTGTTGAACTTCTTGTGCTTGACTTTGTATGTATGTCAAACTTCCACGAATA